AAATAAGCAAGGAGAGATGGCAGAGTGGTCGATTGCGGCGGTCTTGAAAACCGTTGAACTGAAAGGTTCCTGGGGTTCGAATCCCTATCTCTCCGCAAAATTAAAAGTAAGCCTTTGTAAGTCAAGTATTTGCAAAGGCTTTTTTATTTGTATATACAAAAGTATATACAATCCAATAAAGAATCTATCAAGCCATACAAAAACGGCAAAAGCCCGAACAATGCCGGGCTTTCGTACTTCTTTTGTCGCAACAACAATGGAAGTAAATTCATAGGAACGGGTAACAAGCCGTTCAGTTGCAAAGATAGAAAATTTTATTCTATCATAGAGCGTTGGGAAAATCTTTTTCCCTCTCTATATTCAAACTATCCTTTTCTTTATTTTTCTTTCCTTTTCTTTTATAGCATTGCAATGCTTTGCATTTGCATTACTTGATTCATAAAACCATTTTGTTTGCTCTCCTACATTTTGAGGACGGCAAATATTGCGAATTGCTTGCAATGCAGGTGGATAATAAAGCAAAATCCGAGTTTTCCGAGAACATTAAAAAGGGGAACTTTGAGGTTTTCACCCAAATTAGGTGGCAATTTTGAGCCACAAAAAAGCCCGGCATCAAATCCGGGCTAATTGTCGCTATTGTAAAGGAACATTTACATCCGTATCCCATACGTCTGATACGGTAACAGCAAAGGGCTTTTGATTGATTACGTCCAATAAATTGCCCTCAACAATGGTACGTTTGTTTTGATAGAATGAAACGGCAACGGAGCAAGAACCAAGTTCCGTTCCAAGTTCATCATAAATTGATAATGTCAGGGTTCGCCCCGCTTGTGGCAAAACGTAGAAACCAAATTCATTTGCCGCGGAACTCTGAATGGTCAAATATGATTCCATTATTGTTGCTATTCCGCTTGACCCCTCGGTGATTGCATACCCTTTAGTTACATCATATAGTGGTAAATATGACAATTTAGCCTTGATTTTTTTTATATCGGACGGTATAACATCATTCAGCTTTATAACCAACTTTCCATTCAAACGTGAAAGGTTGACATCAACTTGATTTGTTGCATCTGATATTGTTGTTTCTGTATTGAGAAAAAAAGAATCCTTGTCTTTTACATTTACATACGTCTTGTTGTAGTCGTTATCAACATACATCAATGCGCTACCATTTGAATTGCTTGCCCCGTATCCAAAGAATGTAATTTGGTATGTTCCGGTGGGTATCCATAGAGCGATGTTGCCAAAATCACTTCCGGCGGATGCCAATGTTTGTTCACCTGAATAAGTTTTTCCGGTCGTTGTATTCTTTAAATAATACTGAATATTGGTCAACACAGTTGTTGCCGCGGCACGTGTTCCAACTTTCATTGCCATTGAATTAGCTTTCATTGGTTCAACATTCACGTCCAATGCTTGAACATTGAACTTTACTTGTACCTTTTCGGCTTCGGGTGATTCCAAGCCGTTTTCCTTGCTGCAAGATGTCAAGCACGCCAAGGATACCCATAATAGTAATAATTTCTTAATCATAATTGTATTTGATAAATTTGGGTGCAAAGGTACGACTTTATGAGATTTTAAACCAATAACGAAAAAGCCACCGACCTTTTGGGGCGATGGCTTTAGTCATTGTTACGAGCAAGTGCGGCTAAGATTTAGCCGTTTGCTTGGCTTTATCCACTTGACGGAACACCTCAACAATTGATAATATCAAATGATGATTTTGTTGCAGTTCCTCGGGTGAATCTCCGGTGTCACATCCTAAATATCCATTAAAGATGTTGTTCAACCTCGTTTCGATTTCTTCGGTGTCATAATCACCCATTATGGCATCAAAATCGGCTTGTGTAATCATAATGCTGTACGGTTAAAAAGGTCGTTTAAATTGGCTTCTATCTTGTCATTCATAGCCATGTATGTGGCTTTCTTTAATTCTGTATAAGGGGTGTAAATGTTCTTGTTGAAATCTTCGGCAATGTCACTTCCGAAATCACGTTTTACCAAATCATAAACCCTGTCCGCCCAATCTTCAAACTCACCTATTGCAACTAAATAATCGCGTGTTGAATCACTAATGGTTGCATTTTTCATAAAATCGGTGTTCGTTGTGTTTCTTGTGACGGTTGAATTTTCTTTTTGCATAATAATTGAAATTTAATTGTTTTATTTAATATACTTGTTATTTCTTCATCAGTTCCAATGCCAAATCGGCATCAATGGTTATCATTCGACCACATTGTGATATTGCCCTGTCAATCTTGCCACTTGCCTTGATTCTGTTTGCCGTGGTCATGCTGCAATTGAATATTTGTGCAATCCCGGCAATACCATATACCAGGCGTTTTTCCTTTGGGGTATTATCAACTGTTACCGTGGGTATTTGCTCCATTAATTCCAAGAACTCACCAACTGTTAGTTGCCAAAGTGGTTTGTTTAAATCAATATTTGTTTTCATATTTGATTTCGCTATGATTATGATGCAAAATTCAAAAAATCTTTCTGAAAAAACAACGTTGTATCAGAACTTTGTTTATCTTTGCAATTGATAATCAGGTAGTTGTGTATTATAGTGATACACGAAAGCCATTCAACCAAAACAACTAAAAATCTATATTTCAGTGCTTTATTTGTGTTTTATAAATAAATATTGTTTATTTGCAAATCAAATCAATACCAAATTGTTATGAAAAAAATACTCATATTGGAATTATGCGGAATGTTTTTTCTTGCATTATCGAGTTGCATTCAAAATGGAAACAAGCAAGCCAACACGACAATTAAAAAAGCTGAATTAAACATTCTTTTGGATACCCTTGTATCTAAGTGTCCCAATATGATGAACAATGATATTACAAAAACAGATTTTGCCGATACATTGACGCGGACTTTATCCAATTATCAAGGAAAGTCACTTGGGTTGCTCCAAGGGCTTAAAATGGAATTTGAAATGTGTATGCCATACCCAAATGATTCACTTGTTTTCAAAAGTGATGCAAATAAATACATTGTCAAATTCGGTTTTAGTGAATCAGATAATGCCATTGCTCAATCTGACAAATACAAAACCACATTTCAGATATTTTCTATTGTTGATAAAAAAACGGCATCTCAATTGGTGGAAAATTCATTTTACGAACTCAAAGGAACATTCCGGGATTTTGTAAACTGTAAAGGCTCATTTACGCTTCCAAGTGGAAAATGCTTTGAGGGATACCCGCAAATAACGGAATTGGATTCAAAGCCATACATTGATATGGGTACTCTTATTGTTGACAATCTTACGTTTACAAAAGTCAAATAAATAGAAAAGGGAATGCAACAAACATTCCCTTTTCGTATTCTCTTTGATTATTCGGTTGAATCTTTTATTTGAGAAACCAATTTTTCAAGCATCATTGGCAATTCTCTTTGGGCAAGATGTTCCGCGGTTGTTATCACGTCATGCCCTTTGCTTTCCACATACAAGGCGTAATTCATACCGGCGGTTACTACAAGGCAAACGCCTTGTGGGTTTCTTTCTCCAACCCTTTGGGCTAAAGCTTCACCGGCTTTCACACCTTGCGCACCCTCTTTTCTTTGCTCAAACATGCTATGAACCGCTACACCATCAACGAAAACCATGTAACCAATAGACGAACGCAAATTTCCCGTTTGGTCTTGAAACCCTTGTTCCATTGGTACGTTCCGGGCATGGTTGACACACATTTCACCAAGCATTTGCAAACGATTTATTTGTTGTCTTTTAATGCCATCCACGAAATTATCGTATGCCTTTTTCACATCTGAACGTGTGAATTTTGCTTCTATTCCCATAATTCAAAAGTTATATACCCATGGCAAAGTTTGTGACAATGCCATGGGATATTATTAATTCAAAAATGGTTAATCATCCATAGATTCTGGGTCAAAATTGATTGACCTTGCCTTGAATATCAACCGGTCTGTGTCCGGGTCTTTACTTGTTTCAAACAAACCACGTGGAAACGATGACAATGCGTTCTGTGCTGAATAACTAAGCTGTGAATTATCTGATTCATGTATTGCCATCATCATGTCGTACATCTTTTGCATATCGTTTACAAGCGATTGTTGCAAAGCATACATATTTGCCCCCCCGGTTGTCGCTGTGTACACTTTGACACTTTCACGGATTGAATCTTTAACAGATTCCAACAATGATACCTTGCCATCTTCTGAAACCTCGAACCAATCAAATAGTGTTGGGCTATTTAGGCGTAAACCATTGAAAAGACCAAGATAGTTACTATTGAATACCTCGGCAGCTTTACGCACGTTTTCCATTCGTTTGTTAGCTTCACCCCCAAATGCAATTTCCAACATTCTTGCTGCTTTCGTATCCTCTTTTTCAAGGCTGTTCGATTGGTCATAAACAGATTGAATGTTGTTTGAATTATTGGTGATTGCATCAATAATTTGTTCCTTGGTTGGTACTCCAATTCCCAATCCGGCAATAGCACTTGCTAAAATTCCAACACGTTTAATATACTCACTTTCCACTTGCTGAATGTGCTTGTTTGCCAATTCTGCATTCTCTTCAATTAAAATCTTTTTCATAATTAAATTTCTTTACCTGTTAATACTGAATTACTTGTTGCTTTCAAATCCGTTGCCGCTTCACCTTGTGGTGAATAATTACGATTGTTGAGTACTTCAACTTTACGTCCGCCCAACAAATCATCTTTTTTGGCGGCAACATATTGTTTGACGGCATCCGAAACACCATCTTCGGATTTTTCTTTCTCTGTTGATGTTTCTTCTTTCTTTTCGGTTTTACTAAACCTCTCAATTAGCGGTGCAACTGCTTCATTTACTGCGGTACTTATCATTTCCGCAATTTCTTCTTTACTGTAATCTGCCATAATTTGATTTTTTTGTTTGTTAAACTGTATGTTTATTTACCCGGTTTAGTGCCAACACGTTGATTTATAGCCCGGCGCAATGTCAACGTGTGGACACATAAGGACTTTAACCCTTATTAGTTGTATCTATTTATAATTTGATAACCCCCATTGTAGTACCGTAAGTTGAGGCTATCGCCTTTTGCCATGTCGATATAATCGACTGTGCCACCGTTTTGGTCGTACAATTGCGCACCTGTTTGAGACCTCACCCGGATGGTATTAGCCATTGTATGGTCACAAACGATTTCCAAATTAAACATCACCTCTTTGCTGTCAACTTTTGAATCAATTCTTGTCTTTGTAGGTAGGTTAACAGCCAACAATGATGTTGCATTCGCGGTAAAATGGAATTTGTGTGTTGACCCAATACCAATTTCTAATATATCGGTATATACTTGCCCAATGTAAGTATCATCATAAAAGCAATGTCCGCCAATACTAAACACATTTCCATCATTTGAAATTGACCGGCGTACACTGTCAAGAAAATAATAAGCCCCATCACCCGGAAAGCGTGCTTTCACATACAAGGCAATGCCAGTTCCCCAAGTGTCATTTGTTTTGTCAATAATGAATCTTGCTACACCATCATAACCAACGGAACTTGGCAAAACGTTTGTTCCAATGCTTGCCCAATTTGTATCATTAGCAAACCGGATAAAGTCGTTATATAAGGCAAGCCCCTGTCCGTTATTGTCATTTGCGGTTGCAACTGTACCAATACGCCCACTTCCAATTGAGAACCCGCCAATTGAACCGGAAAGGGCGTTTATGATACCCTCGACCGTGGCTTTTGTCATTACAACCGAACCGTCTTGCATTACACGGAATGGTGCGGTTGCACGATTTTCAAAGGATGCACCCGCCCAAAATCTGATTGATTCCGCCGCTGTCCCTTGTCCTGTCATACCTGCCAATATGGTACTTTCAGAACCGGCAACCTGAATTGTCCCGGATGTAACCAAACCGCCGTCAATAACCGTTTTTGTGTTATCGTATGCCACGCAAGTAACCCAATCATTCACATTGTATGATTGCCCGGATGCCTTGGCGGTTGCGCAACGGCGTAATTGTGTACCATCAACCCACAAGTCCCCAACATCATAGGGTGCATAAGGTGTCACAACAAACACCCGGCGTTTGCCATCGGCGGTGTCTTTTGCCGTTGAAGCCGTATTGTAAGCATCAATTGCGGTTTGGTCTTCAATAGTTACCCAAGCGTATGAACTTGAATACCTTTTGAGTGACTTTGTACCCGAATTGTACCACATATCGCCAACATGCTTTGCTTTTTCGGTATCGGTTGCCCAAGATGCCGCGGGGTCGGATGTTTGAAACCAAGATTCTATTTTTCCATCAATTTGGGCGGTCATGTTATTGATTGCCGTGGTGTATGAATTGTTGATAAAGCTTGTCAACGCCGCATCACTCGTGTAATTGCTTGCCTTTTCCCAATCACTTGATGAATAAGAACCCGTTGCGCGTGTCGTTTTACACTTCATAATGTCACCATCTGAACCCTGTGCCCATAAGTCGCCAACTTCATACGGCGTGTATGGTGTAGCTGTAAAAATACGCCGCTTGGTTGCAGCCAATGCAAGTGCATCGTTTGCCAATGCAAGTGCTTGGGCAACTTCCGCATCTGCTAATTGCGACCATGAATAAACCGTACCGTTTTTAATCCAACGGAAAACAGCCCCGGACGTTGTGTTATAAAATAAGTCTCCAAGATGGTCTTCTTTCAAAATGGTGGTTGTCCATTCACTTGCCGGGGCATTTAATGTTGTCGGGTCGTATGTATCAAAGAATTGTTCAATTTGACCATCCAATTGGGCTTGAATACCTGAAATAATGCCCGGCAAGGTATTGTTGATGTAATTCTTTGATTCAAGGGATTCTTGCCCCAACTCTGCCAATGTTTTTTCCGAACCGTTGGATGTGAATACAATTCGACCGCCAATTTCTGAATTATCCAAATCAAAGTATGTTGTTCCATCTGCCGATTCAATCCGTCCGGTCTTGATGAAACGCCCGTTTATCATGGTGAAGCCGTAAGATAAGGCAACGGAACGGGCTTGCAATTGAGTATCGACCGAATTTAAAACACCAATCCAAAAATGATAATAACTTGCATCTTGTTCGGTCTTGATTTGGGATGTTGAAAATATAATTGACCCCGCCGTTCCAACACGTTGACATTTTGCATATATGTAATATGCTTGTGAATCCGCGCCAAGGGTTGTTTCGCCATCAGCCAAGACCCAAGAACGTGCCGATTCTTCATTGATAGTGTAATGTGTCAGAACACCACCTTGCACGTCAATAAGGTTCTTATTTCCACTCAAATTTGGTTGCATGACTGTATTCATCAATCCAAATTGCATTGATTTCGCACCAACGGATAATGCAAGCGTATCAATTGAACTTGGCTTGATTTTGTCAGTGTAATAATCACCATCAGGGTCAAACACCATGTTCAGGACTTCACGCGATGAACGCCAATTTGCACGGGCGCGTGCGGGATTTTTAAGGTTATTCATTTGAACAATCTTGTCAATATCCACAAGTTCGGAAATTACCCGATTAGTGATATTGGTTGAAACCGTGTCGGAAATAGTCAATGAATAATCGTATTCATCAAGCAAATTGCGGGTCAATGATTGAACCCGAACCGACTTGTCCACGTCAATATCAGTGTCTTTCACGGGTATGTAGTCGCCCGGCTGAAAGATGTTCACCGTTGAACCATTACCAACCATCTTTTCCAAGAAAGACTTGGTGATACTCAAACCATATTGCACTTTGGGTTGACTGTTTTGGTCATAGTAGGTGTTACCCTCATTGGCAAGTTCGGATTCCGCGGCTTGCTCGTATGTATCAGGCAACGCAACGTCAATCAACTTGTATTCATCGCCCGTGGCAAACTGAAATGCTATTGAACTATCAGACGGGAACACATCGCCCCGGTCGTCTGTCTGCTTTACCAAGGTGAATGTATGCGTTGCATGGTCGTATGCGTGAACCTCGAATTCATAACCCGCAAGATTGCCGGTATTAAAATGTACCTTGGCATTCGTTCCATCAATCAAATATTTGGTTGTCACCCCATCAGCTTCAAGGGTATTCAAATCAAACATTTTAGTATCAACGAATTTCAAAACGGAATCCAAAAAAACGCCGGTTACTGAACCATTGAATGTTGGCTTTATATCATCAAAACACTTGGTGGCTTCATAGATGCCATATTTTGCCACGGCATCCGCTTTTTCAATGTATGATTGTGCCTTGGTCTTACCGGGCAAACAAAGTCTTTGTGCGCGATATTTGGACGTGATGTTGTCCGTTGAACCATACAAATACAAACGGGTAACGATGTTTGAAGAATCCACGTTTTGCCGGTCAAGTGAGTAAAGCCCTTTACCCCTGCCAAACTGAAACGTGTATGGGAATATTTGCCCAACCTTTTTGAAGTTTACCGTATTAACACCCTCACTTTGGGTAATCTCAAATTCATAACCGAATTGAGAACAAAGATTTTGTGCCACTGATAAACAATTGTCGGTCTCATTAAAAGTAAGTGTCATGGTGTCGGTATCCGGGCAAGTCCCTAAAACCCATTTTCCGGGAAATACACGGCACGCATTGGCAATCAATACCGTTGCAAACCGGCGCAAATCGCCCGTCAAGCTATCGGATTGCACATCTTGCAATTCATTATTGGTAGTGTCAATCGTTAAATTGTACGCTGCACGTATCAAGTCATATTGCACGCCCTCAAACTCTAAATCATAAGAGAATTCACGCATTCCCGTTTTCCTTACTTTAGGCAAACGATTCAACTTGTACACACGCCCAAAGACCGTGATTTTGTCGCCAATGCCATACGTTTGTGGAAAAGGTGATTCAACGCTCACGTTTACCACATCAACGCCTAATAACGCCCAATTTTGCTTGGCGGATTTGATTTGTGTTGCCGTCCGTTTACTTGCCAACGGATATGTTGACAAGTTCGGTTTGGTAATTATAATTTGTTCCATTTTTGAATATCTATTTGTGTGATAAATCACATTTTAAAAATATAAAACGCTTGTAATCAGGTTTGTATATCAAAATGTTCAAATCTCATAGAGATTGAAACCTAATATGAACCTTGGGCGCGCAATGTATCGTTGCCACTATTCATTTTGTTCAACCGCTCGTCAATGCTTTGTAAATACTTGTTATAAGCAGTGTTAGAAGCAATTGTATTTAGCACTGAAAGTTGTTGTCTCAAAATCGCCGTGGCTTCCATTTGATTGATACGCATTGCGTTCATTTGTCCACCGACCATTGATGCCGTTTCTTCTGAAACACCTTTCACCGCACCGGTCAATGAAGTATCGGTGTCAGGTACTGCAATATCTTTGAATATCTTTGTATATTCTTCCAAGGCTTGATTGAATCCCGTTGTTATGGTAGAAACTTGATTTTTGAAAGCTGCAATCTCATCATCGGTCAAGCCGTCAAATACAAAAGTCCCGTCCGATTTTCCACCCATTGATGTATAAAGATTATCCAAAGCCCCTTGCAATTGTGTTTCAAGGAAATTCTTTTTAAGCTGATTTAATACGGCTTGTTTTACAACATCATTAACGGTTTCCGCAAATGCTTGCGCGGCATCTTCACCCTTTCCGAATGCTTCAACCAAAGCATCGCCCAATTCATCGGCAAACGTCTTGGCATCAGTTTGAAGAATATCTTTTGAAATTTCATCAATGGCATCTTGAATATTGCGGTCAAGTTCGGCAATTTGTTCTTGCCATTCCTTGATTTTGCCACTATCCGTTTTCTTCTTTGATTCTTCATCGTTAATCATTCCAAGCAACTCAACTTGTTGTTGTTTCATGTTGTTGATTGCAGCTTGTTGGTTTTGATATACCGCACTACCTAAAGCCTTGTCAATCTGCCATTCAAGTTGTTTGTATGCATTTGACAATTTTTCGATATTTTCTTGATGTTTTTTTATAGACCTTTCAGCCCGGCGGTCTTTTCCACCAAATATCAAGTCATAACCGTTGGATATAAGAGAAATTGACCCTTGAATAATCGCCAACGGATTGCCCGTTGCGATACCTTGTGCCAATTGGCTTGCACCTTCCATCATTCCGCCAATGTCATTCAAGACCTGTGATGTTTGTTCATCCGCTGAAATACCCATTTTGTCAAGCCCGGAAACAACCGAATCAAATGTTCCTTTGACCATATCAATGGATGAAGACGCACTTTTAAACATGTCTTTTAAGGCATCTTTTTTTGCAGCATCCCCGGCGGCGGCATTGTATCGTTTTATGGCATCACTAAGTGAAGCAAACGGATTCTTGGATAGTATCTTTTGGTTTACATCATCTATCTTGTCCCTCAATGCTTCCAATTCCTTGGGCGACAACTTCAATTTTTCCCATTCAGATTCTAATTTGTTCCGCAATTCCATCATCTTGCTAACTGCGAGATTATCAAGGTTGCCGAATAATTGAGTATAAGTGTCTGAATTTTGAATTTCTTTCATCGCTTCACTACCAAGTGCCGCTTCTTTTGCCTTTTGCAATTCCGCAACTAAATCCGCATTGTTGTTTTTTGTTGCTAATGCAATTTTCGCATCATAATCGGCGGAAATGCTTGCAATGCGTTGTTGGTAGTTCTTGTATTGTTCCACCATTGCATCATAATTTTGTTCCTGCTTTGTATCATGCTTTACATTCAGCGTGTCAAGTTGCGTTTGGATTACTTTCTTTTGGGTCGGGTCGGTGGCTTCTGCAAGTTGCTTTTCAAGGTCTGATTTTTGTTTCAAATACCGTTCATCTTCTTTCAACTTGTCAAGTTGATAAGCCTTGTAATCATCCAACGATTTCTTGTAATCATCACCGGCTTGTTGAACCACTTCTTTTTCGGCATCATCCAATTTTTCTTTTTTGGAACTGTCCAATTTCGTACCGTCATTTTTCAACTCTTTGCGCATATCGGCTATCTTTTGAAGTTTAGCCAAAATACTGTCAGCCCCTTTCAATGAATCATTCAATTGGGTGTTAAATAAATCCAACGCGGTTTTTTGCGTTTCCTCTGCAATCTGATTGTTGATTGTGGTAAGTTGCTTTTGTTGCCCGGATGTGCGTTTGCTTTCGGGTGTTTTCATTATTTGGTCTCTTTGCCTTTTCAGATAATCCATATAGGTTGCACCCTCTTTTAAAAGCCCGGCAAATTCTTTATTAGCCGCCTTGGCAATAACAGCATCGCCCGAATTTATCCATTTCAAAAAACGGGTGTATTCGGCTTTCTGTTTTTCGAGTTTTTCCAAAAATGGGTCTTTGGTCTTTTCCTTTGTGGTTTTCTCCTTTTTCCCGGTCAAAGAATCCAATTGCTTTTGTAGCTTTTCGGTTTCCTTGATATTGGCTTTTATTTGGCTTGGGTCTGAAAGTTTTTTAAGTGCATCTTGTTTTGCGGAAATGGCTTGTTCAATAGCCCCGATTGTTCCGGCTTTGTATGTGTTTGCGCCATTGATGCCGGCTTTTTTCAAGATATTGAAGCCTTTTTGTTCCTCACTCGCCGCATTCTGATAACCCGTTTTGATTTCAACTTTAAGGTCTGCTAATTCCTGCTTTTTCTTTGTTTTAGCGGTGTTTTCTGTCTCGTATGAATAACCAGTGCCATACATCCCATAAGAAGTGTACACGGTCTTTTTATCAGGCATTTGGGAAACTTCTTGTTCCAACTCCATTTGCTTCTTTACCTTATCCATTGATTGTTGCATGTAAACCGTTGCTTTGGCTTTTGCAATTTGGGCTTCAATAAAGGCATCCTTGTTTCTGATTAAAAGGTTCTCGGCATCGGTTACATCATTTACGGACACGCCAAGTTCATCAAACGCCTTTTTGTTTTGCTCGATGAATATTTTTTTAGCTTCCAAGTTGTCGCCAAGTTCCTTGTATTTTTCCGATAGTTCCTCAATAGACCCTATTGGCTTATATACACCCTCTACAATTGCTTTGTTAAATTCTTCTTGTGCCTTTTTCGCTTCACGTTGCTTGCTTGTCAATGCGTACACGCCAGCCGCAAGGGCTGTTATTCCGGCAACTATCCAACCAAATACAGGGATTGACATAATCGCCGCACCAACTGCCCGGAATGCCCCCGCAAGTGTCAAGTTTGCCACTGTACCCGTGGTTGCTGCAACTGTGTTTGCTCCTTTTGCGGCGGTGTCCAATGTTTCCGATGCAGCGGCTTCACCCGAAGAAAGCGTATTGGCTTCTTTTGCCGCTGTGTTTGCCATTGTTGCAACCGTTTCGGCGGTTTCTGCAACCGTGGCTTTGGCAACGATATTTCGCCACCATTCTTTCAAACTATTCATGGTCACAAGTTGGAACGCTGAATCTTTATTCAACGTTTGGGCGACTTGCTGCAATCCAATGGTGATTGCCATAACGGATTGAACTTTGGTCATAACCTTGTTCAAGTCTTCATTCTCACCGGCAAATAAAGAGACCGCCCCGGTTACTGCCGAAAAGCCGCCCGCCAAACCTGAAAGACCGGTGATTATACCTTGAAACTTTTGTTCATCATTAGCAAGTGTACGCCCTTGTTGTGCAACGTCACTTTGAATGTCAATCAATCGCCCAAGTTCATTTTTAAGGCGTTGGTAAGCATCTGACTGTTCATCAATACCTTGGTCAACCAATAGCATCATTTCTTCACGTAACGCCTTGATGCGTGAACGCATGGAAACTTGTGCATTGGCATTCTCTTCAACCTTTTGGCGGTTTTCTTCCTGTTTTTGGGCGACATTCTCCAATTCGTTGGATTGGTCGCGCAATTCTTTGATAAGACGTTCCCGCATTGTTATTTCACCCCTTATCGCTGTTTGCTGTTGGGTAATGGCACGGTATTCATCATCGCGCCCCGCCGAAAATGCCGCACTTGCTTTTTGACCAAGTTCTTTGTAATCTGATTGAAGCCGTTGCAATGCTTGTTCATGCGTTTCAATAGCCGCACCGATTTGCCCTAAAGCACCTCTTATGTTATCGGCGGTTGCATCAAAAGCGGCATCCATTTTCTTGCCACCTGCAACCGTACCATCGGACAAACCTTGCACGCGGCGCAAAGTTTCTTCGATTGCTGCATTTATTTGGTCGTTGTCCATTACGGACTTGAAAGACAACGCCCCACCGTCAATTTCTGCCATTTTATTCTGATTTTGAATTGATAATACTTTCAGCAATAGACAATTTACTTAATGCTTTGAGCGTGTAAATAGCCGTTGCAAGCTGAATTTCATTTATCTTGGTACGGTTTTCGATTTTCAACAATTCTGCAATTCTGCTTTCTGTGTCGGTAATCAACCACAATGTTGAATCAAAACACTTATAGTTTTCTTCAACCATTTTGAATGCTTCTTTGTATTTATTTTCCATTATTGTATTGCTTTTTGAAATTAGTACTAAAATTTGTCTGTAATTAATTGATAATCAAGTGTAGGTTCAAATCCTATTGCGACAATAACCCGGTGTCGTTTTATGATTTGACCTTTTTAATGGACTCCAAAAACTCAATTATATTTTCCACTTCATCATATTTGATTGAATCGGTCGTAATAGTCCCGTCTTTTGCTTCAATAGAAATATTTACCTGCTGACTATCGTTTTTAATATTGGCATTGCTGATAAGAATCACTTTACCCGAATTTGTCTTTATTTTAAATACTTTAGCTTTCATATTTTTGAAATTTTGATGTGAATAATCATTTTACTTGCCCAACTTTCTTTCCAATTCGGCAATCTTAGCTTCCAACTCATCATCCGACAAATGCTTGAACAAGTCCTTGCCATCCTTGCCGGTTATTTCATTGGTTTGTCTATTTTTCCATGTTTCAGGTTCTCGGTTTGTTAATGTGAATATGATTGCCGCCGTATCCGGGGCAATATGCTTCTTTGTGGTTACTTGTTCCTTGACCTTGGGAATTACCTTGCCGTTAACATCCCGTTTGCCTGAATCGACTGTGACCACTTTGGTTTCATCAACCGTATATCCTTGAATCTTTTTCAATAAGCTTTTTTGAGCTTCACAAACAAGCAATTGCCGCAATTCTTCCCGTGCATCTGCAACCGCTTGGGCAAAGTCCGGGTTCTCATTCTGCCAATTGTAGAATGTGGCTTTTGAAATATGTGCCATGTTGCAAATCTCGGCAACGGTGTATGTATCGGACTTTATAAGTCCCAAGATACGTTCGGCAATTTTCTTTGTATATTTCTTCATATTTTCCCTTTTAGTGTTTTTTGTCCAATTCGTCCAATTGCTTGGCGCAAGACCAATACTTGCATTGAGTTGGATTTGTTATTAAAAAGTTGATAGGCACGTTTTTACGGTGCACATCGCCAACAATTCTTTCATCAATGGATGGTGAAACCACCACCACACGCCCATCGAATCTTTCACCGGTTTGTATTGCTTTCATTGCAATAAATGATTCCAAACAAGCGGAAAACGGCAAACCATCGTTTGCAACTTCACACATTAAGTATGTTTTGACACCATCGGTGTGCATTATGGTAAGGTTTAAAACCGTTCTTTCTTGGTTATTCAATGCCATTGGTTTCTCGGTTACGGCTGAAATTTCAGACCAACCGCATTGTTTAGCAATACCCATTATGTTTTCTTTTACCCACGCTGTAAACTCTTCCGGCGTGCCTAAAAATTCTTTTACTTCCATATATCATTCACATTTTTAGTTGTTGTTTGTTTTTTAGTCGGAAAATTCTTATTCCGTTTCTCCCAAGTAACCACGGCGGCGTGCCAATCTTTCATCTTGTTTTTGCCCACGAACCAATTTTTTGAAGTATAAAAGGCAACGAAAGCTTCGGCATCAACTGAATATCCTTTTTCAGAAACATAAGATTGTACTTCATCAATAGAGGGGGGCGCAAACCGCTTGGCGGTTTCGGCTTTATCTCTATTATTGTCATTATTTACATTCTTTTCTTTCTTATCATTCTTGTTTGTGGCGGACATCGTACGGTTTGCGTTTGGCTTGTGTTGGTTTTGCGTTTGGCTATTGTGTAAATCATCAACACAAGTTTCAGAATAACAATCACTTATGTGTGTATTGTTTGTGTAAGATTCGTGTACGTTTTGTGTAGAACCTTGGTAAGTATCATAATTGCAAATTGTTATTCTTGTGGACTTGCCGATGTTTTCGTGCAATATCATTTTGTCCTTTTCAAGCAAAACAAGAAAGTTTCTTGCGGTATCCCTTGACACGCCCCAACGTTTTGCCCAATTACTCAAACTCATAATTGTTTGCCCACGGTGGCAATCATATAGTTGCATACCGATGTTAACTTTGACACTCGTATGGTTTGCAACCAACAAAATATCAAGCCACCATTTGAGTTTGACAGAATCTTGCCAAATCCAATGTTCCGTAATGCTTCTATGTAATTTTATCCAACCGTCCATTATCTATTTGGTGACATTTCGCCATGATTTAGGGTGTAAAATGACCGTCCTTGCTTATCACAAAGATTATTGGTTGCTTGTGGTACTGTGACCCAAGCGTTATGACTTACTTTTTTTGCTTGATTTTCATTCATAGCAACAATTATTTTTTGGTTTATAATTCAAAAAACACATTGTTGCGAAACTCGGAGTTGCGCCGATGGTGTTGCGTGTCCGCCGGCGGTTGCTACGAATGAATTATTGAGCAATCCAATATTGCTTAACCCTTTTGCGCTTGCTTAATTGAACCCATTCATCTTTTATGGCAATACCATACTTGTTGCGTAGTATGCTTATATATTTACCAAGACAAACGGTATGGTTGGAGAATACCGCATCAAGCGTTGTTAATACTCGACCTTTTGCAAGGTAATCGTAAATACATTGAATGTCCGACCCGGATTGTGTGCCGGGTAATGCTTCCGATGCTGAAAGCCGAACGGTGTTGTTGTTACTTTGTTCCATACGAATTGATTTTTGAAAATTAGAAACGTGAATTCTTTTTTGAAAGCCCGGCAAGAACCTCTTCCGATTTGAATATAAGAGTTCGCCCGCGCTGAATGTAAGGGAATAAGCGCTCATTTTTAAACTTTTGGGCGGTTGTCATTGAAACACCCAAAAAGTTTGCTAATCCCATAATCCCATAAATTAAGGTTGATTGAGCAACCTCTACTTGCTTTGCATCATTTGGTACTTTTTTATCCAATGCCGTATTTACAGCATTGGTGACAATTGCCGCAAGTTCTTCTCTTGTTGTAACTACTAATTCCATATCTATAATCTATTGGTTTCAATACTGCAAAGTTGGTGATAATAGTTGTGATAAAAGAAGCCTTACCATAAAAGTTATTGAAAAGTTATGCAACTTTTGTGCTGTATATCAGGGTGTTAAAGTGTTAAAATAGTTGTTATATTGAATATACTTGCCAAAATGCTGTTATTTTAAAATATCATTTCATAAGCACGAAAAAAATGGGTGCAAAAAAATAGTCCAAACACTTGGATTTCTCATTTCCTTGTGTTGGACTATTCAAAAAAGTTGTTTTTCTCTTTTGCTATCTGAAATATGCCGCTGCAAAATGGTTGTTCACATCCATAAACTCGTAATGACTATTTCAAATACAACGAACCGTCTATTATAGAACCGATAAGTTCCATTTGTGAAATATCAATTCCCTTCATTAACTTGGGGACACCCGGATAAACCGCAACAAGAACTTTCTTTTCTTTTTTGCAGCGTTTCAATATTGCTTTTACCTTGTCCCCGTCAAACCCAACCGCCATTGGCAACAATGCAATGATACTTTCATATTCCTTGCTTGCTTTCATACACACTGATTTAAAGGAAGCCCATTTGTTATTGTTTGCATAAATTGAATTTTCATTGTGTCGGGTAATTTGCCCATATAGTCCAACGCTTTCAAGGTGTCGCCACGGCGTTGGAATAAGAATGCCAAATGAAGTGTCCCCAAATCACGTTCTTTTGCCACATACGCCAAGTAATCCGCTTTTTCAGGGATTCCCAAGGCGGTACATTCTTCGTTCGTAATATCAAAGTCAAAAACGTTTTCAGTTACTGGGCTTTCAATATTAAATTTCTGCATAAGCTTATTTTTCATTGTCATATTGAATTTCAAATAACGTTCCATTACTTTTGGGTCTTTGTGTCCGGTGAAAGAACGTATCATTTCGGCGGGAATGCCAAGATATAATCCAATTGTGACAAACGTTTTTCGGGCAACATGGGATGTTAGTACTTCATATTTGAGTGGTGTACTTTCAATACGTTCCGAACCTCGGTATATTACTTTGCTTTGTGGTTGGTCAAAGCCCGCTAACTTTCCAAGTTCTTTCAAATAGTCGTTGTATCGTTGGTTTGAGATAACCGGCAACACATATTCCGAAACGTCTTTCAGATGCGCGTACTTGTCAATAATACCTTGGGAAAGTTCATTTAATGGTATCACCAAAGAATCATCGGTTTTAATGGTTACAATTTCAATTCTATCAGCTTTCACATTAGACCATTTCAGATTGCGAACATCGGAATACCTCAAAGATGTGGTACAACAAAAGCAAAATACATCCCGGACACGTTGCAAGTGTTGAACTTTGATGTCAAGGTGATACAGATGCAAAAATTCATCAACCGATAATGCTATAATGTTTGTTTTATCAGACGTTGAAACACCTTTCAATTTTGGGTTAAAATCCTTATATGCAATTGTTCGGTTATATCCTTTCTTTGCCGCCCAATTCAAAAACCACTTTACATCCTTTATCAACTTTGCAATGTATGTATTTGAAAGTTTTTTTTCAGTAATAAGATACCGAACAAAGCCATTTAGTACATCTTCGGTTATATCCTCAAAGTACAATTGCTTTTTATAATTCTGCAAATGTGCAATGATAGTGTTGTGTTTGGTGATTGTCCCTTTTGCCCAAGTAGAAGCAACGCTTTCTTCCTCGACAAACTGATGATAGTATTCAACCAAGGTTTTACGGGACATTGTTTTTTCGTCTAATTCCTTTTTTATTTCATCCCGGACAATTTGGGGTGTTGGTGAAATATCATTTACGTTCAAACGTCTAAAAACATCATCAATGGCAATTCTTATTCGTCTAAGCCTTGCGTTTATTTCGGCAGCGCTTTCACCTTTCAAATTGAAATTGTTTTTCTTCACTTCTTGCACGCGCACACCGCCAACCACCTTGTCAAGCCACTTGGCTTCATCAATACGGTAACCGGTGTAAAAGAAAAAACGCGTTCCATTAAACGTAATATCTGCATGAATTGGCAAATTATTTAATTTACTTTCATTTTCCTTTTGAATATTCCGAGGTTTTACCAACCTGAAATTCACCCCAAATTTGTATCTTTTCATATTAAACTTACTTTTGTAATTGTCGTTGCGACTACAAAAGTATATACAATTTTTGGTTTAATCAAATAAAACGTATTGATAAAATTAAAATCATAAAAAATATTATCTTCCTGTTTATCAATACAATTGCACTGCATTTGCTATGCAATTGCATTATATTCTTTTACCTATACATTACAAGGTTCAAGTCCCTATCTCTCCGCCAAGGATTTTAAATAAAAGCCTACAAATTATTAATTTGTAGGCTTTTTTGTGCTTGCTATGTACGAAACTTAAGAGAATGCTGGTTCATCTCTTAAGTTTAGATCCTTATTATATATCTGTTGCTATTAATTTATTAAAGGTGTATTATTGGATCTTTTAAACTTAAAACTATTGGTTTTGTTAATTATTTGTATTTTAAATAAAGACTGCTATGACCAATGTAATTAAAAAAAATGATAAATGCTGCCCACAATTTTAAGGCAATGGATTTCGCCGTATTCAAAATTTGTCTGCTATCTGTTGGAATTTTACTTGGAACGTATTTCAGTATCTTTTTTCAGAACTACATTACTCTAATTTGGGTTGTTGCTGTGTTAACATGGGTCATTCTAATTATTCAAGTATATCGTTATTTAGGAAAATGAAATAGTTGAAACTCCCTTTACATGCTACGCTTTTCTCTACACTTGTTATTGCTACAGAGGGTTTTTATTTTTGAAAATTAAGTTTTTCCAATGGATTTATGATGTATATTTCAATTAGTTACCTGATAAAAGCAGAAGCAACGACAGAATTTAATTTTTGCTATTGAAAGTGAAGAATATAGTCCTTAAGAAATCAATACATTAAAAACAGGAAAAAAGAAAAGATAATCGTAATGTTATCTCTAAGGAGAGAACTTTTTTCTTGAACTGTGGCTATTACGCATTGAATTACTTTCTTACGAATTAAATTTGTAGTTTTGTGGGTATGTTTCATCAATAATAAAAAGGTTGGAAAATCGTCAGTTTATAATATTTTTGAAAAATAGAATATCCTTTCAGTTTGAATATAGGAGTGATATTTCAACTGTTATTGTCAGTGAAAAAGGATATAGGATAACATTCAATGGTGGTAGAACCTATATCTATGGTAATGATAAAGTGAAATATTATCGACTTATATCTACTAGAGAAGCTGTTCGGATATATGAGAAAGGTAAATTGAATAGCATGTATGATAGGGTTGATAATTATGGTCGTTATTTGATTTTTCGGAATGAAAACTCTTCTTCTTATCCTGTTGAAAACAATACTGATATTGAAATATGTGACATAAAGAAGAATATCGAACAGGCAAAATCAGTTATTGAATACTTTAAAGATGTACTGAAAAATGCAGGAGAAGTTTCGTTTGATATTCCGGCGGAAGAATCTGAAAATAAAAATCCTAACCAAGTAAGCTCAGAAATATTGCTTAAGTTTCTTGATGGGCTGGATTTATCAGAATCAAGGTCGGCACTATCTAACTACATAGATGGAACGAATCCTGGGGTTGATGCTTCTAAAGAAACCTTAATTTATCCTTTCGGCTGCAACGAAGGTCAGAAAATGGCCGTTGAAACGACTTTTAGAAATAGTCTAAGTATTGTAGAAGGTCCTCCGGGAACGGGTAAAACCCAAACAATTCTGAATATTGTGGCTAATCTTGTCATACAGAATAAAACCGTGGCAATAGTCTCAAATAATAATTCTGCGGTGTTCAATGTGCGGGATAAGTTAATAAAATATGGGTATGGAATGATTGTGGCATCACTTGGCAACAATGAAAATAAGGCTTCATTTTTTGGCAATATGGAAGAGCAGACACTCAATCCAGATTTCGAAATTTCGGAAGATGGATTGAGAAAAGCAAAGAATGAAGTTCATGAATTAGATTCTATATTGATAACTTGTTTTCAATATCGGAATAAATTGGCGACTTTAAAAACAGAACTGTCAGATGCTGAGATCGAATTTAGCCATATAAAATCAGAACAGCCACTTAAGTCGAATATAGAGTCTATACTTGACAAAAAAATGTACCGAAAGTGGAATCTTAGCAAGGTTTTGAATTTTAAATATCTAATGTCTTTCATTGACATGAAAAACAAGCTGACTTTCATAGATAAGCTGCGGTTCGTTTTTAAATTCGGTTTATTTAATTTTAATATTATAAGTCAGTATCGCGAAGAGCTTTCAGTATATGTTAATCACAAATTCTATGAATTATACATAGCAAAAATAAGAGACGACATATCGGATATTGAAAACTGGTTGGCTTCTAATAATGAGGAAACTAATCTGAAACATTTTACGGAAATATCTAGAGAGATATTCGAAGGTACGTTATTTGAGAGATATAAAGGTTTAAAAACACACTCTTTTTCGACAAGCAATTATCGCAATCAGTTTAATGAATTCACTAGACATTATCCGGTTATTCTTAGCTCTACACTTTCGCTACATACAAGCATCTCCAAAGGATATCTTTTTGACTATCTGATTATAGACGAATCTTCTCAAGTGGATATTATTAAGTCCGCTGCATGTTTTTCTTGTTGCCGGAATGTGGTGGTGGTCGGAGATAGCATGCAACTTACTCATATTGTAGATGGACAGAGCAAAGCTGCAGCTGAATTAGTTCAAGCAAAGTATAATATTTCTCCTGCGTACGACTATATTAAGCAGAATATCTTGAACTCGTTGAAAACCTTGTATGGAAATAATATAAAGTCGGTTCTACTAAAAGAGCATTATAGGTGTCATCCTACGATTATTGGCTTCTGCAATAAGAAATACTATAATAATAAGTTAGTTGTTATGACTGACGGTTGCAATTATCCTTTTAGAATCATAGAGACAAACATATCTGGCGGAAGGGGTAAGTACAATCAGAGACAGATAGATGAGACTGACTCTTACATTAGAGAAAAGTATTCTGAAGACTATGCAAAAGTGGGGGTTATTGCACCATACAGGGATCATGTAAATATGTTGCAAAAGCAGCTACCCAATGGAGTAGAAGCCGATACTATACATAAATTTCAGGGACGTGAGAAAGATGTAATTATTTTTAATACAGTTCGCAATAAGATAGGTGAATTTATTGATAATCCCAATTTAATAAATGTTGCCGTATCCAGAGCTGTTAAAGAATTTATCGTAGTAAAATCTGCATCAATGGAACTCCCGCACGGAACAAATATCGGAGATTTGATACGCTATATCTGTTATACCACCAATCCGAATGAAACGATTATTAAAGGCAGCATCTGTTCGGTTTTTGACCTTTTGTATAAAGAGTATAACAAAACTTTCGCTTCGTTTATCTTATCAAACAGCAGTATAAATGGATCTGCCGCAGAGATTATTATTAGTCATCTGTTAAATGAAAAAATCCTATTAAGCAATACTCAATTCGCATCCATTGATGTCGTTCGAGAGTATCGGCTTAGAGATCTTATTGGCGATTTTCAATCATTTGCTGAAGATGAAATTCAGTTCATAAAGAATAACTCAAGACTTGATTTTCTACTGTATAACAAAATTGATAAGGCTCCTGTTTTAGCTATTGAGGTGGACGGAGTGTCTTTCCATGATAATGGATTGCAAAAGAAAAGAGATAGTAAGAAAGATCACATTTTAGAAATGATTGGTCTTCCCTTGCTTAGATTGTCAACTGATGGACACAATGAAGAAGCGAGAATTGTTGAAAGCTTGAATGTTGCGATGAAGCTATTTTAAATTCAACAATTTAGTTGACAATGAATTTTATACAAACATTAAGCTGTGCATGAAACGTTTCGGTTAGATATCCAAATAGTGCATATTGTGTTAGTTAATTAGAAAAGAATTTTGTTCGTCGGGCAAGTTTTGAACCCTAATGTGTTAGTACTACTGTCTGAACCTATAGACACGGTTACATCGTTATATTCATACTTCATATTAAAATATATTCAATACCAACGACCCAACAGCTTCGATTTTCGATTTTATTATGTAATCTTCGTTTTGGTTACAAAATTCCGCAAAGCAGTAACTTTTTTGTAGGAGAATCTTTTGGAACTTTGCATCGTAATATAAAAATTGAATTATTATGAAACAAGTTAAAGAAAGCAATTACAAGGTATGGTTTATTACCGGCTCTTCGCGTGGATTTGGACGAGTATGGACAGAAGCTGCACTAGAGCGGGGTGATAAAGTCGCTGCCACTGCTCGGAATGTGGATAGTATTGCCGATTTGAAAGATAAATATGGTGATAATGTATTGGTATTGCCATTGGATGTGACCTGTAAGGAACAGGTGGATAGTGCGGTAAAAACGGCTTTTGAACATTTCGGTAGGCTGGATGTTGTAATCAATAATGCCGGTTACTCACTTGTTGGGACGGTTGAGGAGGCACGTGTTGAAGATATTCGTGCTTTGTATGAAACAAATATTTTGGGTCCTGTTACCGTTATACAGGCTGTTCTACCTCTTATGCGGCAGCAAGGTTATGGTCACATTTTAGGGACATCAAGCAATTTGGGACATCAAGTCATCCCTTTGATTGGATATTATTGTTCGTCTAAGTGGGCATTTGAAGCCATTCATGAGAGTTTGGCTACAGAAATACGTCCATTCGGAATAAACGTCACGATCATAGAGCCCGGAGCTTATGCTACAGAGTTTGGTAGTCAGAATTCTTTGAAGATATCGAATGGTCTACCTCAATATGAGGATATTAGAGAGTCTATTTGGGAAAGTGTAAAGAGTTATAAGCAGGGTGATCCTCTGGCTACAGCTTCGGCTATTCTTGCAGTAGTTGATGCAGAACAACCACCATTGCGTTTGTTTTTAGGAAGTCATAATCTTGAAGAAATTCGTAAGATTTATGCTGATAGACTGGAAACGTGGGAAGAATGGCAGAGTATATCTGCTGCAGCTCAGGGGTAAATAAACATTGATATTCAACAACAGACATGTGAAAAAGTCTGTTGTTGATGTTTGTATGAAGAATGTAGATTGAATTAGTATGAAAAAGAATGATGCTGCTCCGATTAAATATGACTCGCTAACCGAAGCTCTGAAGTCACATGGATTACCTCCTCCGCAACATCCTTTGATGGCATTAATAAATGGCATAGATGACTCCGCGGAGATGAATATACCTCAAGAAAGTCATGTACTGAGTTTCTATAAGATAGCTTTTCGCCCTGATATAGGTGGACAATTTCGATATGGACAAACTCATTTTGATTTTAATGAGGGAGGAATGTTTTTTGCTGCTCCCAATCAGCTTGTTGCTCGAAATCAACTTGAAATGGCGGAGAGCGAGAGGTCTATCACCCGACAAGAAATAATTATGTTGATCCATCCGGACTTCTTATTAGGCTACCCCTTAGCTACCAAGATCAAAAAGTATCAGTTCTTTTCTTATTCTGTTAATGAGGCTTTGCACTTATCCGAAAAGGAGAAAATGATTATTTTGAATCTTCTGCGAAATATAGAGGAGGAACTTTGTGGGCGTATTGATGAATTGAGCCAGGATGTAATAATTTCACAACTTGAATTGTTGCTGAATTATGCCCAGCGATTTTATAAGAGACAGTTTATTACCCGAAAGAATATCAATAACGGATTGCTCCAACAATTTGAAGAGATACTTGAACGATATTTTAATGATGATAGTGCACTTTTGAAAGGGACTCCTACCGTACAATATTTGGCGGATAAGCTGGCAATTTCTTCAGGATATTTGAGTGATATGTTGCGTACATTTACTGGACAAAGTGCTCAGCAGCATATCCATAATATGCTCATTGAAAAAGCTAAGGAGAAACTTTCCTCTACGGATTTGTCTGTCTCTGAAATAGCATACGAGTTAGGCTTCGAACAATCCCAGTCGTTCAGTCGCTTGTTTAAGGCCAAGACAAAGCAGAGTCCGCTGGAGTTTCGTGCAGGATTTTCATAACTTGGCGTTAAGTACTGATAGTTACTTTGTCCTTTTCACGCAATGCATTGGATATTGTTTATTACTCGAAATGGGATATATTTGTTGTGGTATATGTTTCTAATCAAAATGTATTGATTAGTCTGTGTAGTTCGCTTACCTATTTTACATGTTTCTTTGCTTCCATTGATTCATTGAGATGCACAAGTTGATGGCGGAGACAAGGCATGAGTATGATGCCTGCCACATCTTTTCTACTCCAGAAGTCAATCAACCAATTAGCTGAAGGTACATCATCAACGGCATGCTCTTCGAGGATACGTCGAAGGTGAGTTTTGTAGATCGCCCTGGCACTGTCCATAATTCTATGATTGGTTACTTAGCCATTCCAAGA